TAGACTACCAGACAGTGTGTTTGTATCAGGATCAACCAAAGCAGGGGAAAGAAAAGAACATTATGATGAAGTGGCAGAAGCAGAAGGCAAGATCATTATCGCCACTTACGGTGTTGCTAGTGTTGGTATTAACATTCCCCGTATTTTTAATCTTGTTCTCATTGAACCTGGTAAGAGTTTTGTACGTGTTATTCAAAGCATTGGCCGGGGTATTCGTAAGGCCCAAGACAAAGACTTCGTACAGATCTGGGATATAACCAGCACCTGTAAGTTCGCAAAAAGACACTTAACTAAACGTAAAGCATTTTATCGAGATGCAAACTATCCGTTTGCTGTGGAGAAAACAGAATGGCAATAAGAAAGAAACTAATGATCACAGGGTGCAGTTTCAGTGCGCCCAGTACAGACCCTGCACTAGTAGGAACCAGTTGGGGCGAAAAACTAGCGGCTAAATTGGATTGGGACTTGGTACATCTAGCACGTCAAGGCATGAGCAATGGCGGCATACGTGTAATGATAGATGAGATACTACGCCAAAAGCCAGACTTTGCTATAGTAGCACCTACATTCCATGACAGGATGGAAATACCAGGAAGTGCCGCACCCTATGTAGCACCCGAGAATGAGAACAAAGGTTGGAACAGTGACCTACAGCAACACTTACAAACAGATCACGGCACTGGCTATGACCCCAATGCAGGAGTTGACAATATCAACTGGGGCAACAACAACTACAGGATGATTTCAGAAACTATTTTCAGTTTAGCAGAAAACTACGATCACCATTACCGTAGCCAGAAGTTGGACAAGAACACAGCAAAAGCAGTAAAACAGTATGTAAATCACATGTACGACAGCAACTGGAAACTGCAACAGGATAGGTATATTATCAGTGATGGCATATTTAGATTGCATCATGCAGGTATCCCTTTCTTATTGGTAGCATGCAATATATGGACCAGTGACATGGTCAGAGACCACTTCCCTTGGGACATACCCGATCGTTGCTTAACATTAGACTTTGAAGACACACCTGCATATGCTACAAATGAATATCCGTTTTCGGGAGAAGATCCAGGGTATCACGGAGCAGAGCAGAGTCAAGAATATCTAGCAGACAGATACTTAAACATTATAAGAGACAGGTTTAGAATAAATGACTGACAACACAATTACCCATTCAACTGAAGACTTTGATTGGTTTAAAAACAACGGCATTTACATGCCAATGATCAACGACACTGGGCGCAACATAGCATACAAGGCTGCAATTGAACGTGTAGCACCTGGCAGTGTTATGTGTGACATAGGTACTGGCACAGGGCTATTAAGTATACTAGCCGCTAAAGCTGGAGCAAAGAAAGTTTACAGTATCGAAATGGATCCAGGCCGTGCAGAGTATGCCAGAGGAATAGTTAACAAGCTAGGGTTAGGCAATGTTATTCAAATCATTAATAAAAACTTCTACAAACTTGATAGAGTTGATATGCCTGACGATATAGATTACTTTATATCCGAAACAATAGGCACGCCTATTTTTAATGAAGACATTATTGATTTAGCAAATCATTCAAAGCAGTGGGGAGGTAAGTTTATTCCCGGAGAAATTGAATTGGTGACTGAGATATATCAGAATAATCCAATATTTCCTTTGGTTAGCTCTTATAGTGATGCGTTTGAGTTTCAACCCGACATTGAGATCGACGACGCATACGAAAAAACTATCAATGACGGGTTTCAAACCAAACACCCGATTGTTAGCACACTATATAGATTTAATGTTATAAACAATTTATTTCAACAGTTAAAATGGTTTGAGGACGATAAGATTGATTTGAAACTTAGATGCATTCATAAACATGATCCTTACATTGTCGACCTTAATGATAAAACAACAGATGTAAACAATATTGAGTTTACGATTCTAAAGGAGAATCTACCTGGCTACTGCCGTGTTGAAAACTTTGTAGTAGTGTTGAAATGGAGAGCTCACATGATAGATGATATCTACATGCGTGTCGAAGACACTATATGGGGTAGTCCTGCAAAAACAGTGTTAAGCAGAGTACGGAACAAGAATGCTGACATAAAGATATGGTACGATCATAATATACAAGACTGGAGACTAACTTACTAATGAGAATTTTAACGCTAGACGATGTAGCATACGAGCTAAACGAAATACCAGATGAAGTAGACGACATGCGATTTGCTGTGTTAGACAATAGCGACCCTCGTAATCCTGATTACTTTTATATTCCGTTGATATTTTTAGAATCATTCAATAGTCCAGCATTGGTATTGCGTATAGGTGACGCTCAAATTAAAATGCCTGTGGATTGGCATGTGCTGATCGGAGAACCAGACGTAGGAGACTTAGAAGTGGTTCCGTTAACTAGTATAAATGATAGAGGATTCAACACTTATATTTTTAATCCACTAAGCGACTACCGGCCAAGTTTTGCTCCCATAGAAATAGCCGACATATATCAAGACGTAAAATGGTATTTTCCTAAATTACGTCCAGGGCAACTACTTGCTATACCATTGGAAACCAATGTTAAAAAACCAAGATGTGCATATTTTGTTAAAGACATCTCAAGACAGAGTGAAATCGTTGACTATTCCAAGTGCTGGTAGAGCATTACTACTGGTAGCACACCCAGATGATTGTATTATATTTGGGTATCCGTTCCTGCATAATCATACTGGATTCGAATGGGACATAATGTACCTAACCTATTTTGACAAGGATGATAGAGCTCGCGAAGTAAGGTCGTTTTGGCGCAAGCGCAATATTGATACTTATTTCCTTGGCAACCGCGATGACTACAGTTATGTGGAGCGTGGCGAGTTGGGATTTGACGGCCAGGAAGCAAGAGAAAAAATACAATACCTGGCACAAGGATACAAGTTGATACTCACACATAACGAGGATGGTGACTACGGACACCTACATCACAAGTTTGTACATGAGTGTGTTAAAGATATAGATATACCGCAAGTTTATTTTGCTAGTACGTTCAATACCAACTACGAATGTACTTCGCCTGACTATGGGCTAGAAGATTTACCACTGCATCGCGAAGTTATCGAGGGCTTCCGGGATAGGCTAACTGGTAGATACATAGTCACAGAACCTGCAAGGAAATACACAGATGGATCCGAAAGATCAAATTGAATGGGAAGCCACAGAAACAGGCACCAAATACATTTACGAAAATGACACATATGGTAACATATGGGGTAGGCCGATTGGACAAGTACACAGCAAACGGGTATTGATAGGAACATACCCAGTCGATAACTGGATACGTGAATCGCATTACTGGCATAAAATAGTCGAAGCCGCAAAGGACAATCCCGCCTTGCAAGAAGCACTAGAACGTGCTAAAGTACTGTATGAACTTAGTAAGAAAGACGATAACGGACCCGTAATGCATCACCCAGTATGAATAAACTAGACATATTTTATGAAATGAAACAGTTTGATCTCAAGAACAGATCATTCTATAGTGAGCTTACGGATGAAGAACGCAGAAAGTTCAGCAACTTCCTTATGATCCGTTGGGGTAGTGCAGTAGGTGGCAGTGCCGAATTGCAGGGATACTATCTGATGAGTTGCAATGAAAGGCTAAACAAGAATTGGTTCGATCTAAGCAAGTATCCAGAACTGCAATGGCTGTTGGCAACAACTGTAAGTCCAAGCATGGGCACACATAGGCACGAATGGATCAAACAAAAGAAACGTGTTAACAACAACAAGGTGGTCAAGTTCTTGCGCAACTTCTATCCAGACTACGCAGATGATGATTTAGAAACACTGGCAGAAATTAGCGACAAGAAAGAACTTAAAGAACTAGCTAAGTCAAACGGGTGGGAAGATAAAAAGATCAAAGACGCACTCAAATGATTACTGAATTGGTTACCAATGGTTGCAGTTACATGCACACTTACGTCGAAGGTAACGGCCATGCTGACTTGGCAAACAGATTAAATCTAAAAGCAACTGATATTAGTATATCCGGAAGTGCTAACAGTAGAATCATAAGAACAACACTGAAGCACAGTTATGAAACCGATAACAAGTGTTTGTATGTATTGGGCATGACATTTATTAGTAGAGAAGAATTGCCTATATGCAGATATGACCCTGGCATATACCCAACAGTACATGACATATGGGAAGGCGCCTGGACTAACCCACAAAATCAACATTTCGGTAAAAATAGATGGAAAGATTGGACCGACAACGATACGAAACAGTGGGTATTGTTTAGAGAAAAATATGAATCAGGCACAATTGTAGACAGGATAGAAAACTTAATGTACCAGATGCTTGCAATGATTGATAGTTTGACAAGTCGTGGCCATAACTGTATAATATATCAGCAGGCAGATAAATGGTGGGATGGTATGATGCCCGACGACTATGATAGAGTGCAACTGCTAGAACATAAAAATATTATATGTAACTTTAAATGGTGTGCAGTCCGAGAACAACATCTGACAGGTACACCATATGTGCCTGGCGAGGAACATATAGAAGCAGAAATGCGGCATCGAATGTCTGGTGAACATGGGTGGTTAAATGATTACTTGGAAACATATATAAGAAAACATGAGTTACACTTGTAAGTACTGTGACAAAAGTTATCGCAAGGAATCAACACTTGCGGCACATCTTTGCGAACCCAAGCGACGTTGGCAGGAAGAAAAAGAAACAGGTGTGCAGTTTGGATTACGAGCATACTTGCAGTTCTTCGAGACAACACAAGGCAGTGCAAAAAACAAAAGTTATGCAGACTTTGTAACCAGTCCATACTACAAGGCATTTGTAAAATTTGGTAGGCACTGTGTCAACATCAAATGTCTTAACATGCAACACTACACAACCTGGTTATTGAAAAACAACAAAAAACTGGACTACTGGACAAAAGATGTTTTTTATGATGAGTGGATGCGTGAATATTTAAAAAAGGAGGCAGTACAAGATGCTCTTGAACGTGCTCT